ATACCCGCTGAGAAGCTGATCGTTCTTACTTATCAGAAAGAGGGAGATAACTACCTCGGTACTTCAATTTTAAGACAAGCGTACAAGCACTGGTTCTTCAGAGACAACTATTACAAGATAGATGCTATTGCAACGGAGAGGCACGGGGTGGGCATTCCCATTATCTACTTACCTGAGAACTACACTGAAACAGATAAGCAGGAGGCAGAAGAGATAGGCAGGAACCTGAGGGCTAACGAACAAGCCTACATAGTATTCCCATCAAAGCACTGGGGCATTGAGATGCTAGATATGAAGACTAGCTCTATAAAGAACCCTAAGGAGATGTTGGATCATCATACGAGGGAGATTCTTAAATCCGTACTAGCTCAATTTATGGACTTGGGAGCAAGTGGCGTGGGTAGTTACGCCTTGAGTAAGGATCAATCTCGGTTCTTCATGGACTCCATGGATGCCCTTGCAAAAGACATACAGGGGGCAATAGGGGAACAGGCTATCAAGCAGTTAGTAGACTTGAACTTTACTGTAAAGGAATATCCTAAGTTAGTACATGGAGATTTAGGCTCGGTAGATATAGGCGAATTGGCAAGTGCTATTCAGACTCTCTCATTTGTTGGCACCATTACACCCGATACAGAGCTGGAGAAGTACCTACGAACTATTATGAAACTACCCGACATGGCAGAAGAGACGGAGAGAGAAAGAGAGCGGCCCAAGGAACCCAAGCAAAAGGATATAGAAGAAGAACCAGAAGAGCCTAAGCAAATGAGTGAGAATACTCGCTGGAGAAGGGATTTAACCAAACCCGAACTGCGCGTTAGGTTTGAGGAGATAGAGGATATGATGGACTATGAGGAGGCTAGGTTATACAAGGAACTCTCCAAGATTCTGTTAAAAGAGAAGGCATACTTGTTACCGATTTTTGAACGTGCCGTTCGTGAGGGAGACTTGGCTACCTTACAGAGTGTGGCTGGTAAGTTTACAGGAGAATACGAGAGAGTGTTTAGGAATGGGATTAAGAAGATATTCGAGTTTGGTAAGAGTAAGGCAAGTTTTGAGATTGGAGAAGCACCTCCCCAGACGGCACCAGAGATGTCTGCGGAATTGCAAGATAAGGCTCACTACTACGCACAGAGAGGCTATGAGGATTTGGTTAAGGTATTAACAGCCTCCGCTTCGGTGGCTATCTTGAAAAACCTACCCGAAAAGGAGGGAGTTAAGGAAGTGTCCAAGGCATTTAACAGCTACCTTACTAAGAATGCTAAGGCAGCTGCGAATCTTATCATCTCCGAGAATCTTAATGAGGGAAGGAAATATGCCTTTGATACTTACAAGGAGAATGTCTACGCTTACCAATGGAGTGCTATATTAGACGGGGGAACTTGCAACTACTGCCAGAGCATGGATGGGAGAACCATATCTGCTACGGATCAACGATATGAGGAGTATCAGCCTGGAAGGGTACACTTTAACTGTCGCTGTATATGGGTGGCTATTCTAAAAGACGAAGAACCCGCCCCTATATTCACGGGCATTCCCGACTCTTTACAACCGCAGACACGAGTACCGCCTTGGGACTTTGAGGACTTGAGCCGCCCGTTGGCAGATGCCGTTCCCATAGACGTAGAGGAAAGGCTTTATGCTCATGAGGAGGATCCTCATGGAAACCATTGAGCTTTTACCCAGAATCGCTGAGACAGGGCTTTTAGGTGTTTTCTTGGTTCTGGTGATAATCTTTTTGATAAATCTTCAGAAGGAAAGACATGGTACAGTTAGGGAGAAAGATGAGCAGATTAAGGAGTTAAACGAATCCGTCTTGAATATAGTTAGGGAAAACACGCAGACACAGACAGAGTTGCGTAAGGCGGTGGAGGGGAATACTAAGGCATCTGAAACTCTAACTGCTGCGGTGTATCAAGTTTTGAAAAGGAGTGAATGAATAGAGAGATGATTCAGATTATAAACACGATCCTCGCTTTATCGGTATTACCTCCATCAATCATATTGATAGGGGTAGTGCTGAGGGAAAGATTTAAGATCGTTCCTGAGCAGAGGAGTCTAAATAGGGGATTAGCCTTCACTTACCTAGGCACGGGGATAACGGCGGTTGTCAACTCAGGAGTAGCACTGCTCGCTGTCATGGATAGTGGAAGGGCGGCTCACTGCTTCTCTCCCTACGGGAGGGCTATCGTGAACCTTGCCTTCCTGGTAGCCACGTGGCTGATGTACAGGGCGTATTTAGAAATTAAGAAGTAAAGGAGGTTGTTATGATAAAATCAAAGCACAGGGAGAAAGGCAATGAGGTGCCAGAGTTTAGCATTAAGAGACTTATTACAAGAATAGACAACACGCAATTCTCGGAGGGTGTTAAGAACAATCCCGTATCCGAGATAGAGGTGTTAACTGAGGGAACTTGGGAACACGCACACTACGGAACGATCGAAATTACAGAGCAGGACATTGAACGATTCGTTCACAACTTCAACAACCGAGTAAGGAAAATAGATATAGCCGTAGATCAGGAGCACATGCCTGAAAAGGGTGCGGTGGGCTGGTTTAAGGAACTGCAGAAGGTAGTTGAGGGGGGCATTTCCAAGCTAAAGGCTTCTGTTGAATGGACTTCTCTTGGGGTGCAATTATTGGGAGAAGGCATTTATAAGTATTTCTCGCCTGAATTTGATTTCAACTACGAGGATCCCGAAACCCATGACGTATTCCAAAATGTGCTATTAGGGGGGGCTTTAACGAACCGCCCCTATTTCAAATCACTTGCACCTGTAATGTTATCTGAGAATGTATTTATCAAGTTAAACGAGGAAGGAGGTGTAACAATGGAAAACGAAGAACTACAAGCCAACCCAGTAGAGGAAGAGGCTGCCGAAGCTCCTGAAGAGGTGGAAGCAGAGGAAGCCGAAGTCGAAGCTGAGGAAGAACTCAATGCTGAATCAGAGGAAGCCGAAGAGGTGGAGTTTGAGGATACAGCTGAAGATGTGGAAGAAGGGGAGGAGGAAGTAGAGGAGCCTGAGGAAGAAGAGGAAGGGGCTATCGAAGCTTCTGAAATACCCAGTGCCAAGGAATTCAACGACATTAAGTCCGAACTAGGCGTCTTGAGAAAAAAGATGAAGTACGCTGAAGTGGAAGAGAAAGTCCGAGGATATACATTTTCTGAGAGCAATCAAAAAGGCAAGTTGCTACCTAAAAGCAAAGAAGTTGCTCATAGACTTTTGATGAGTCTTGACGACAGAAGAGCCAAATTGTTCGAGGAAGTTGTGAACTCACTACCTACACCGAACAGCATGATGTTCGATGAGATGGGAGGAGACGGAGAGTCAGTAAAAGCTTCTGAGGAACTTGGTTCTAAGGTTATGGCCATCATAAAGGAAAATGAGGGCATGACTTACGGACAAGCTCTAAAGAAAGTGTCTGCGGACAACCCAGAACTGGTGAAAAAAGCCGAATTAGGCAACTAGCCAGAGAATGTATTTAGTTAAGCGAAAGGGATTAAGATATGAGTCAATATCTACCTAAAAACGTAATAACGCTAAAAGCTGCTGCTGACTATAAATTGAGGCAGTTCTACATTGTAGTAGCTAGTGCTTCTGCAGGTTGTACAGTAGCGGGGGCAGGCGGTAAGAGCGTACGCCCTATTGGTGTTATTCAGAACAAGCCAGACAGTGGTGAATTCGCTGCTATTGCTACCTCAGGCACTTCGAAAGTTGTTATGGCTGAGAACTGCAGTATAGGGAATATCATTGTTGGTGCCGATGACGCTTCTGGTAAAGGAGAAGTCGGGGACGCTGATGGTGAGTACGGTGTAGGAATTGCTCTTGAGGCAAATACCGCTGGAGACGGAGGAATCGTCGAGGTATTAGTGCTTCCTGGAGTCGTTCATCACCAATAATAAATAGTAATTAGTTAAAAGAGAGGGTTTAATATGAATCCAACACACAGAGACGTTCATCAGGACGCTATTCTGAGCAATGTGTCTATTCAATACCAGAATGGATCTGCTATTGCGGATTTCGTGTTCCCTCGTGTAAAAGTAGCTAAGGAATCTGACAAGTACTACAAGTACACCAGAAACTTCAGAATTCCTAACACTTACCGAGCCATGGGTTCGGAGAGTAAGAAAATCGATTGGAATGTTACAACCGATACTTACTTCTGTGAGGAATACGCTTTGCACGATGATATACACGACAGACTTCGCAGGAATGTAGACAATCCTTTGGACTTGGATATAGACACAACCGAAAACCTGACAAACGCTTTAATGCTGGACAGAGAGAAGAGAGTAGCTGATATAGCTTTCTCAACTGGCTCCGTCACCAACAACTCCGCCCTTACGGGTTCGGACAGATGGGATGACTATGCTGGCTCCGATCCGCTAGGCGACTTAGAGGACATCATGCTTTCCGTGAAAGCGGCAAGTGGAGTACGTCCTAACGCCATAGTTATGGGCGAGCAGGTTATGAGCAAGATGAGAAACCACCCCGACTTACTTGAAAGAATCAAATACACTCAAAAGGGTGTTGTGACAGAGGACTTGCTTAGTTCACTGCTTCCAGGTTCTCCAAGAGTCTTGGTAGGCGACTTAATGGTTGACTCCTCACAAGAGGGCGATACCGAATCTCTGGGTTACATTTGGGGCAAGAAGGTTCTTGTTGCTTATGTAGCTCCTTCTCCTGGACTCCGAAGCATCTCGCTAGGATTCCAATTTTATTCACAGGACAGAGGCGTGAAGAAATGGAGAGAAGACAGGATTGACAGCGACAGAATTCAGGTTGCTGAAGTGGGCGACGAGAAGTTGGTATCCGCAGACTGCGGTTACTTACTAGACACAGTAGTTAGTTAATACTTTGATAAACGGGTGGAGTTATTATTCCAATCGTAAAAAGGTGTAGACTCTTTGAAAGGAAGGTGAAAAGCTACAATGATTATCAAAAACAAATATGCGACTTTTGTAGGACATAAGTTCCTAGGAAAGTTTCATCACGCTGTTCAGAAATGGACGGCACCCGACGCTCCTGGAGCAGATGATGTTTTATCAGCCACGCTATTGACTGACGCAGTTCAGACAATAACTAGCGGTATTACAAACCCTGATTTTCCACGACAATTGAGCGTAACGGGAGGAGACGTTAACGTAACAGGCAATGTTGTGATTACGGGAAGGAATATACGAGATGAGGCTATAACCGATACTATCGCTTTGAATGGTTCTAGTACGGTTGCGGGAGCCAAGGCTTTTAAGAGCGTTTCTTCTATCCAGCTTCCTGTTTATGCGGTTGCTGATACGGAAACAGTCTCCGTTGGAATTACCGATAAGCTAGGCTTACAGGAGATTCCTTGGAGTACTAGCGTTGAATCAGAGCATAGTGCGAATAGTGCGGATACTGGCGGGGCAGTCCTCACCAGAGATGCAAGTGACATAGAAAAGTGTTTCTATGATCCAACCACAGAGTGCGATGCTTCCGAAAGTAAGATGATTTCTTATTTGAGTGAGGATACTGATTCCAAACTTAGTGCTTACACACAGTAATAAATAACATGCCATGCAGTCGCCTCTGATTTGCGGGCAAGGAAAATATAGAAATAAGTTAAGGAGGTGTTAGATTATGTACAAACCAACAGGAAAAGGATTAGGAGCATTAGAATATGGGAAGTTCCGAAAGAATAGACAGGGCGAGAGCGTAGTAGCTGTCGCTAACGAGGGCGAGGTTTTGGTTAAAACCATTCTAGTTACTGCTAGTGGGCTAACCGAAATATTAGCGGCTCCTACAGATGAGTATGGGCTGCGAATCAGGGGCTTCCAAGTCAGCATGGTTTCGGGGAGTGCGGTTAATGTTTCTTTAAGACAAAGTACAGACGGAGACGATTGCTTCACTACCCATCTCGAAAGTGCAGGTAATTCTTTTGGTAGGGATTTCAATAATGTTTGGGCTTTGGAGACTCACAAGTCGTTGAATGTAAACACAAGCGGTGTGTGTTCGGTTTATGTAACCGTTTCTTACGAGGAATTCCCAAGCAGGACAGAGGGGTTGAAGCTTACGGATTCTATGGCTATGGCAGAGACTAGATCCCATGGGGTTGAGAAGACAGATTTTGCGGATTCTATAACCATGACGGAAGAGATTTCCGAGGTGACTTGGGTAGCTGAGATAGAGGAAGATGACGCAGTAACTATGACGGAGGAGATAGATACGACATACGTTGAAGGTTAAGGAGGTGAATCTATATGCAAGTTAAAGTAACGTCGGGAGTAAAATTTAAGGGGAGATTTGTTAGCGTTGGAGAAACGATAGACATTTCCGAAGACTTACTAGAGCAGTACAGGGACTATGTAGAGGGGATTGAGTCTGAAGAGGAGTTTATATGCGAGATATGCGGATTTGAGGCTAAATCTAAACAGGGGCTATCTCTACATATGCGGGTTCACGATAAACAACTTGCTCAATAAAAGATGACTATAAAGTTGACTAAAAAAGTAGGCAATAAGGAAGTCGAGCTAGATTTAATCTCCTTGAACGGAGAGACTGTTGTTAGAGACGAATCTTTTAAGAAGTCAGGACTAACAAAGAAGGAGCTGGGGGACATGGAGATAGGCTTAGAATCGGATGCGTTGAGTAAGAAAAAGAAGTAGAATAAACATGGAACACCAACAAGTAGGATAAGGAGTACATAGCGTTCCGAAAGGGGGTGTATTTAGAAATGCTAGGAAATTTTAATGTAACTTTAAGAGACGAGTTCGGGAACCCTAAGGCTGTTCGTGCAGTTGACAACGTATTTACCGCCGTTGGTAAGGCGCACGTTGCCGATCAACTTCAGGAGACTCCTTCTGAGGATCCGATGAGCCACATGGCTATTGGTACTGACGACACCGCACTCACCGCTGGAGACACCACGCTTGGTACAGAGTTAGACAGAAACGCCTTGACTTCTTTTGTTCAGGGTACTGGTGCTAACACCAACAAGGTTATCTACACAGGAGATTGGGAGGCTGGAGATGGAACGGGGGCTATTACAGAGGCAGGAATTTTCAACAGCTCGACTGTTGGAACAATGCTTTGTGCTTCTACGTTCTCAGTCATTAACAAGGGAGAGTCTGACACTCTTTCTATAGAATGGACTGTAACAGTAGGCTAGTCCTAACACTACTCGGAAGCTTCAGGGGGCTTCTTGGTAGATTAACAATTTACAGGGAGATTTTATGGATTTTAGTAAAGAATTCGAGAATAACAAGAAGAGGATAAAAGTAGCTATAGCCATTCCGCACATGGGACACACAGTAGCAGGAATGGAAACTAAAATAGCTCAGTGGATACGAGAGAGCAATTATGACATTATTCAAACATTTAGGAGCGTAAACCCTACCTACGCTAACAGAAACTTACTCGTGAAGGATTTCTTGGAATCAGACGCTGATTTTCTTTTACAACTAGACAGCGATACCGTTCCTTTATCTAACCCGCTAAAGATGGTGGAGCATGACAAGGATATAGTGGGGGGTGTTTATCCTGCATGGAAAGAGAAGGGATATGTGTGGTTGGCGGTGAACAAAGCCGAGGACGGCTCTTTTAAACAACTACCGCCTGAGAAGCAGAAAGGGCTTGTGGAGTGCGATGCTTTGGGTACTGGTTGCCTTCTTGTTAAAAGAGGAGTTTTGGAAAACATGAAGACTCCGTTTATAGATAAAGTGAATCCCGAGGTAGGCGACAGGGCCTTGGGGCATGATTTGTACTTTTGCGAAAGAGCTAAAGAGATGGGATACAGGGTTTGGGCTGATTGGGACGTTATATGCGATCACGCCAAGGAAGTACCTCTACTGGCCGTAGTGAACGCTATGCAAGACGCTTATAAGAGGGGATTTGAGACAGGGAAGAAAGAACAATGATAAAACCCGTAAGGCTGAAAGGAAGCCCCGAACACGTTAAGAGCGCGCTCCCCGCAGATACGGTTATTTTGGATTTGGGGGATTCGGGAATAGATGCGGGAGAGTTGGACAAGGAGTTGGAGAAAAGGCTGGGCAAGATTATAAGTAGACGGGCTGGGGAGGTTAACGGGGTTACGGTTGTGGGTTCAGAGGCGGTTGTGTGTCTGAAGAGAGGAATGAAAAAAGCAAAGGAGAAGGCTGTGTTGGCGGAGACGGCTCGCCTTGTTTCTGATAAATTGGGGGCTTCTCGTGGATAAGATTCTCCAGTCTTTGACTGTACATGGCAAGGCTACGGGATCCAACACAAGTGAAAGCTACGATGACTATGAATATGTGAATATCTTGTACTTAGATAAAGACTCCTTTGATCCTATTACCTCCATTTTCTTTGATGTTAATCTTCTTACGCTTGGAGCTACGGCCTCCGCCGCTTTAATAGATTCGGAAGGGAGTGTGGTTACAGGGACGGAGGTATCTACTACCAGTGAGGAGGGAGTTCGGATCAGAACTGAGGATATTAAGAATACTCTCTCAACGGGAGAGTATGTCTCTAAAATAAAGACATCTAACCCTTCCTTTAATTCCATTTTACTCGACGCAAGGCTCTTAGTTATTCAAGAGGGTACTGTGGCAAAAACGGAAAGCCACGCCCCCGTTGTTATCTATTACGTAATCTCAACCTCTACGACATACTCTTACCCGCTCCCCGTGGGAAGAAGTGTCCTCCCTTTTTACTGGGATACGAGCAAATATGATGGAACCGTGTCTGTGTTTTTTGAAGTCACGGGATATAGTAGGGGAGAGGATTCCCACGCCTATTTCAGGATGGTTGACGCGGATACCGAGGAGGAAGTAGTGGGATCTGAGTTAAATGACGATACTCACGAAACGGTGAGACTCCGCTCGGGGGATTTAAGCGGTGTTCTGGAGAATGGACATACCTATCTATTCCAATATAAAGATGGCGTGGCATTAGCAGCAAGGATGGTTATTAAGCAAACGGGAACTCCCTCTAAAACCGTTGCAAGGCTGGGACTCCTGTCTCCCTGTTATGCCTCCACTACAACCACTTTCTGGATATACTACAGTAATTACCTCACTCTTTTCGACGATGAGTATTTTTCGGATATAACCGATTATTATGTGGAGCTTAATGCTAATGTCAACGAGGGGGATACGGGATATTATGCTGCTTATGATCGAGTATCCCTTGACGAAGACTCCGCAGTTACTACTGATAGTACAGCATGGATACATCTGAAGCAGTCAGATCCTGTTATTGATAGTGGGGAGGAATTATGTTTGGCCATCAAGAGTGGGGAAGGCGTGTTGGCTTCTTGTTCGGGGGCTCAGCTAGTGATAGAGGCTTCTTTTGGTGATGGAGTTCCCTACCAGATAAACAAGGAGTATCTGTTAAGATTGGGATAACATGAAAAGATTTGCTACTATGTATTTAACAATATTACGGGGAAGAAAGGATAGGAATGGCTGATTTTCCTACAGATTTAACAA